GTATGTATCTTGGGACTGGAATGAAGACGGTCTCATCTGGAATGGCTCTAAGGCTACTCTTAAGTTTGATGTATGGGACGGTAAGATCACAACGCTAGAAAAGGTTCTGGTGACAGAACTGGCAGAAGCACCAGAACAGGAAGGGTTCTAATGGATATTGATATTGGCTTTACTTTCCGCAAGGATACAGACGGGTTCGACGGACACCTGTCTTATCGTCGGGATGAGGTAGAAAACCTAGAAGAGTTCTGTCAGTTTATCACTGACGCTCTACGAGGCGCTGGTTTTAGCTATGTGGAAAACGTCGGCATTGAAAAAGAGGATGGCACCATGACCTTTGGTCGCTTCTAATGAGTAAGCGCAAAGTCTTAATCGACGGTGACATCGTTGCCTATCGTGCAGCCTTTGCTACTCAAGACAAGTTCCCCAAGGATGCAGAAGAGAAGGCAGAGATACTTCTTGACTACATCCTTGAGGAGACTTTAGATTTCCCTACCCCAGAGCAATTTGAGGTCTACTTAACAGGGTCAGATAACTTTCGTCACGAGATAGCAAAGTCTTACCCCTACAAGGGAAACAGAAAAGCTGTGGAGAAACCACTTCACTTAAGTCATGTTCGAGACTACATGGTGAGTAAGTTTGATGCCATCGTAAGCCAAGGAGAAGAAGCGGATGATCTAATTGCTATCGAAGCGACAAGGTGTGGTCCTAACACTGTTGTTGCCTCTATCGACAAGGACATGTTGCAGATACCATGTGTACATTTTAACTTCGGCAAGAATGAGTGGACGACAGTAGATGAGTGGTCTGGCAACCTCTTCTTCTACACACAAATTCTTACAGGGGATCGTGCAGACAACATTGTAGGTCTTCACAGGGTAGGTCCAGTTAAGGCTGGTAAGCTACTAGCAGACTGCAATACTGAGGAAGACCTGTGGGAAGCGTGTGTGAAGGCATACGATGGTGATGTAGACAGAGTAATAGAGAACGCGAGGTTGTTATGGTTAAGGCGGTACGAGGGAGAACTGTGGGAGCCTCCGAAAGAGGCAGGAAGTACGGTTACAGGTCAGGACTAGAGGACCGTATCTCTGAGCAACTCACAGGGCTGTCTGTTCCGTTTAAGTATGAAGAGTTCAAGATCAGGTATGAAGTAAACGAGGTAAGAAGTTACACTCCTGATTTTGAGTTACCCAACGGCATCATAATTGAAAGCAAGGGGAGGTTTGTTGCGGCAGACAGGAAGAAGCACCTTCTAGTACAAAAGCAACACCCCTCGCTTGACATTAGGTTCGTATTCAGCAACAGTCGTGGCAAGATATCTAAAGGTTCCAAGACAACTTATGCCATGTGGTGTGAGAAGAACGGGTTCCTCTACGCAGACAAACTCATCCCGAAGGAGTGGTTAGAAGAATGACAAAGACAGTAGTAGTGTTTAGCTGCGCTCACGTAGACCCTTCAGTGGGAAATGAGAGGTTTAACTGGTTAGGCAACTTCTTGTACGACCTCAAGCCTGATTACGTCGTTGACCTAGGGGACGGCGCTGACATGCGGTCATTAAACACATTTGACACTCGTTCCCCAGAGGCAATCGTTAGTCAGAACTATGAGGCTGACATCGACCATTACAACGATGCACAAGAGCGTATTCGTTGGAAGTTCCGTCATCACAAACGTAAACGACCAAGCTACTTTGGGTTTGAGGGAAACCATGAGAATAGAATCAAAAAAGCTATCAAAACAGACCCAAGACTTGAGGGATCAAAGTACGGGATTTCCTTCGGGCATCTTCAAACCAAGCACTGGTTCGATGAATACCACGAGTACCAAAATAGCGCCCCCGCCATCGTTGATTACGACGGGGTATCTTATGCTCACTTCTTTAGTAGTGGTAACTTTGGGTCAGCTATGTCTGGTATGCATCATGCTAATGCCTTACTCGCGCACCGCCATCACAGTTCTACTTGTGGTCACAGTCATAAACGTGATCTTAAGTTTAAGGATGCTTCGCACCCTCATGGGACTATTGGTTTGGTCGCGGGGTGCTACAAAGGGGCAGAAGAATCGTGGGCGGGACAAGCCAACCGTGAGTGGTGGTCAGGTGTTGTAGTTAAGCGAGAGGTATCTAACGGGATGTATGAACCGCAGTTCGTATCGCAAGCAACACTAAAGGATATGTATGGGTAAGCGTAGTGACTTCGAGAGACTGCCTCGTGACTACTACCCTACGCCCCTAGCTGCTGTAGAACCTCTGGTCCCGCACTTGCCTTACACATTTGACTATGTAGAGCCTTGTGCGGGAGACGGTAGGTTAGTACAACACCTAGGTTACTTGACAGAAGGGCATGGTGAGTGTTTGTTTTCTTGCGACATTGAACCTCAGTCAGATAAGGTGAGACAGGGTGATGCCCTATCCTTATCCTTAGGTGGTTATGGTGTCGTTGACTACTGTATCACGAACCCTCCGTGGGAGCGTAAGTTCCTGCACGAGTTTATAGATCACTGGTTGCATATCTGCCCGACTTGGTTGCTGTTTGATGCGGATTGGATGCACACCAAGCAGTCAGCTATGTACATGACCTATTGCAGTAAGGTAGTGTCTGTGGGAAGGGTTAAGTGGATAGAGGGCAGTAAGAGCGTGGGTAAAGATAATTGTTGCTGGTATCTGTTTGATGCTTTAGATGACACACCAACAGAGTTTTATGGAAGGACTGTATGATGATAACAGCAGAAGACATAGAAGGCATGAAGTACTTTGACCCATTGGATGCCTACAATGAGTGGGTAGAGGGTATGATGCTAACTAAAGGTAAAGACCGTCTCGTAGAAAACACCTTAGGTCTGGTCGGTGAGGCAGGGGAGGTAGCAGAGAAGGTCAAGAAGCTAATCAGGGATTCTTCTAAGTTTAACAACGAAGAGATTGCCAAGGAGTTGGGGGACGTTCTGTTCTACACTGTGGCACTAGGCAACATCTACGGTTACACTCTGCAAGAGATTATTGAGTTGAACACAGAGAAGTTAAACAGCCGCAAGGATCGTGGTACACTAAAGGGTAGTGGGGATAATCGATGACTTGGTTTTGGCGGTACATTAACTACTTGGCTACTTGGCGGGAACACCGTAATGCCATTAAGACGCTTAACACGCTCAGTGACAAGCAACTGAAAGACATAGGTCTAAACCGTGGCGACATTGATCGTATGGTGTGGCTAAAAGAAGATAAAACGATGCGAGGACGCGGATAAATGAACAACTACTTACCAACAGACTATCAAGCATTCATTCACACCTCACGCTACGCACGGTGGTTAGAGGATGAAGGACGCCGTGAGAACTGGGGAGAGACTGTAGGTCGCTACATCAACAACCTAGTTATGGGTAAAGTGCCGCAGGGTACACTAGAGGAATTGCGTGACGCTATTACAGACTTGTCTGTCATGCCTTCCATGCGAGCCTTGATGACCGCTGGTCCAGCATTAGACCGTGACAATACAGCAGGGTATAACTGTAGCTACCTGCCAGTAGATGACCCTAAGTCTTTTGACGAGGCTATGTTCATTTTGCTCTGCGGAACGGGAGTGGGATTCAGTGTTGAGCGACAGTTTATTACCAATCTCCCAGAGGTTCCTGACACTATGTTCAACAGTGATACGACAGTCATTGTTAAGGATAGCAAAGAGGGTTGGGCTAAAGCTCTTCGTCAGGTTGTGGCTTTGCTGTACAGTGGTGAAATCCCCAAGTGGGATGTGTCCAAGGTTCGTCCAGCGGGTGCCAAGCTAAAGACATTTGGTGGTCGCGCCTCAGGTCCAGCACCTCTGATCGACCTGTTTAACTTTGCTGTCCGTATCTTTATTAACGCAAAGGGTCGCAAGCTGTCTTCTATGGAGTGTCACGACCTGATGTGTAAGATTGGCGAGGTAGTCGTAGTCGGTGGTGTACGCCGCAGTGCTATGATCTCTCTGTCTAACCTCTCTGATGATCGTATGCGTCACGCTAAGAGCGGTGCTTGGTGGGAGAACAACCCTCAACGTGCCTTGGCTAACAACTCTGTGAGCTACACTGAGAAGCCAGACAGTTTGTCGTTTATGCGTGAGTGGATGGCACTAGTGGAAAGCGGCAGTGGTGAGCGTGGTATCTTTAATCGTGAGGCATCAAAGAAACAGGCTGGACTAAATGGTCGTCGTGATGTAAACTACGAGTTCGGTACGAATCCTTGCAGCGAGATAATTTTACGACCGTTGCAATTTTGCAACTTAACGGAGGTAGTTGTACGTGCAACTGACACTGTTGAGACGCTGGAGAACAAGGTTCGTCTGGCTACTATCTTGGGTACTATTCAGTCTAGCTACACTAAGTTTCCTTACCTGCGTAAGATATGGC